ATGCCTTCATCTGCCTCAATGGTTAAACGAATCAAACCATCGGCCGAAGAAACAGAAAGAATATTAATGTCATCAATATTAACTTCACCAGTATTATAATTAATAGTGCCAGCAGAGCTGTCAACAATTTGCCTTTGAGCATTTGTATCGTAATAAATTGTTCTAAGTGAACCAACTGCTGCATCAATTATGACCGAAGCTTCGGCACCAAATCCAAAGCCACCAGATATTGTAGCAATGGCACGGGTGTAATCAATACCTCGATTGGTAACACTAATACTTTGAATTGTGCCATTTACAACTACAGCCTCTGCGGTTGCACCAATTCCATCACCAGTGATTGTAACTGTTGGTGTGCTTGTGTAACCAGTACCTGGATTTGTAACTTGAACAGAAGAAATGCCAGTAAATGATTGCGGCACTTCTTCAAAAACTACGGATCTTCTAATACCATCACTATCAACTATATCAAACTCTGTAGAAGAAAACCTGTCTGCAACTGTACCACGATGTAATGGCACATTGAATTTAATGTTGTAAGATTGTGGTGTGTTTAATTCTGGCTCAAATCTCTTTTGAACTTTAATTTCAATTTCGTTACCAATAATGGCATTTGTGTCAACACTATCAATAGCAGTTTCTAATTTTGAATCAATAATCTTTGAAGCAAATTTATTTAGAAATGTATTCGAGTAATTTATAATTGCATTTCGAATTCTCTCTTTGAGAATTGCTTCTGTATTCGTTGTTTTTCTTGCATCATATTGTGCTTCAACATCTACAAGAATAAACAAAAATTCTGGATCTAAAATTTCAGCCTGAACAGCAATGATTGCTTTTGGTTTAATAATTTCATCAATGATTCTTCGTTTTTCTGCCTCAGAAATGTAATAATTTTCTTTTGGTTTCATTGAAATTAAAACTTTACCATAAATTGGCGGTTCATTTTCTTCACCACCCCAAACAGATATCGAATCAATGTTAGGATAATTATTGAGAATATATGTTTCGTAATCTTTAAAAGTTACCAAACGATTTTGTGTAGAGAATCTTGCAGCCGCAGAGAATTTAATATTGTCAACAGATTCACGATCTGCACCACCAGATGCAGCAGAAACTGGCGTAATTATAAAGTCAGAAAGACCATTGTTCAAAGAATCTACAACAGTAGCAGTTGCAACAAAATTGTTTGCTTTGTTTGCTTCGGTGCCAGCAGTTACAAGATAAGTTACAGAAACAATTGCGCCATCAGGAAGTGCTTTACCAACAACATCATTGCCAAAGTAAATTTGAAAATTGCCGTCTCGTTCTTCTTGTAAAAAAAAGACTTCAGATGTTGATGAAATATCTAAAACATCTGTGACTTTTGTATAAGTTGCAGTTGCAGTATTTGAACTAGATGGATTGACAACAACCTTGATTGTTGTTGTGTCAATGTTTGTATCTGGTAAAGTAAAGACTTGTTTTGGATTTGAACCTTGATCGTAAATGAACGAATAGGTAATTAGTTGACCTTCAAAAATTTGAAGATTCTCAAAAAAGAATTGTGTATTAGATTTTGTAACTGTTGTATCATTGAGAACAACAAAGTTGTATGCTTTACTGTCAATTTGATTTGATAAGAAAGCATATCCTTCTGGTAATGTAGCAGTTGCGGGCGTTGTCGTAGTCGAATCAATTGTAAAATTAACAATTGCAACAGGTGCTCGTGTAGAGTAAGGAGTGTAACCTAAAGTTTTAGCATGTGAAACAACAGAATCACGAAGCAATGCGGTATCTAAAAATGATTCATTTGCAACCATATTTAAGTAGTAGGCATTATAGTGTGTGTTATATGCCAAAATATCTAAAAGAATTGAAAGGCCTGCGCCATCAAAATCGTAATCTGTAAATTCAGATTGTTGCTTTAGAAAGTTTTTTAGATTTTGTTTTATTGCATCAAAATCTAACTCTGTTACTCTTAAACGGTCTGCCATTTTATCTAATCCGCTCTAGGAAAAAATTGATTGTGATTGGTTCTGAGCTGTTGATGATGAAGAATTCCAATCGTATTTTGTAAAGATTTTCGTCTGGTGAAGGTATCGCATCGACCCTAGATACTTGCGCTCTTGGTTCAAAGTTGCCAATAACTTCAGTAATTTCTCTTTCAATTTGGGCTGCTGTAATTGAGTCTACTTGCTCAAACAACATTCGCCGAATATTACTTCCAATTTCTGGTTGAAAAGGTCTCTCATAGTGATTCGTTAGAACTAAATTTTTAATTGAATTAATAATCGCAAATTCGTTCTTGTAAACATTAATGTCTTTTCTGACTGGATGAATAGTAAAATTCAAATCCAAGTCTCTAAAAGTGCGGTCTGATTCTATCGTTACGGTTGCCATCGTCTATTTATTCGTTATCCTGCAAAGACATTGGGTGATCCTTCTGCAACAGAGGTGCAAGCAGTTATTGCATCTCCTATTCTTCCAGCACCTTTTCCATTAACAAAAACAGTAGTTGAACCTACAGTTATTGGTGCTGCATGAGCAGGGCAAGGAGCACCAGGTAATAAATGAACATTATTGTTATCTCCCTGTCTACTCCAAGGAATGCCATTTACAAAGACATTCGGAGAGCCTTCTGCTCTGACTGGTGTAGAACAATGAACAACATCGGCATCACCTATTCTTGTTGCGGCTGGCACGCTCTCTCTCCATTAAATTTTGTAGTTTTTGATTCCAACTATTCATTTCTTCATGTTCTTCGTGTGTATGTGGCATGTCTAGTTGTTTTGGTTTAAATTTAATTAAATTATCAAACACATCTGGTATGTCTTCATACTTTGTGTAAGTAATCAATTTACCATTTACTAAAATAACAAATTCGTGAGACATTTTAGTTTATATCAACACGAGGCGCAGTAAATTTCATATTACCACCTGATGTAATATCACAAGTTCCACCAATTGTTGCATTGAAATTACCGCCAATTGTTGCATTGAAATTACCACCAACTTGCATCGTTGCATTGCCGTCAATAAAAACTGTCACATCACCTTGCACATATACTTGTTCATCACCAACAACTACTGTAAATTTATTTCTCTGTATTCTTTCTGAACGGTCGCCTTGGGGACCATATTCAGTATAAGAACCAGAACGATGATAGAGATGAATCCTTTCATTGTCTTTTGTATCGTCAAATTCTAGTGCATGTCCTGATTCAGATTCATACACATTATTATATGGATATTTTGCATTGTAATAAGAGTTAGGTTCTACTTTACTAAGTTTTTTTGTAGCTTTTGCTTGATTGATTGGTGATGGATAGTCTTCATCATTTCTTGCTAATCGGGATGTTGTTGGTTCATCTAACTTTCTTGGATACAAAGTTTGTGATTCATCAGGTTTTACTGGTGCAGAAGCTAATTGACCCGCATCTCGACCATCACTAAATGCCTCTTGTGCATTTCCTGCTTTTAATGGAATTGATGGAAACACACCAACAATTACTGGTGATTGTCCGTTCTCACCATCCATAAAGAAACCAAATACCATGTCACCCTCTTTTGGTGGATATGGCGATGAAACACTTGAAGACTGTAATGGCATAGAAAATGGCAACATATTAGTTGGCAATAACATCTTATTTTCAGCATGCCAACCAACGCACCGCACACGAACACGACCTAGTTTAAGTGGGTCTTGTCTATCTTCTACAATACCAATCCACCAAACGAAACCATCTTTACCTGCAAATTTCTGCGACTGTTTTTCTTCCATATTAATAAGAACCTATCGCAGATGTTTGTAATGGATTGCTAACAGGAATAAATTGATTATCTGAAGATGTCGTTGCAATTTCAATTACTGTTTCATGTTTGTCGTATCCAATAATTTGACGAGAGGCAATAATTAAATATCTACCACTTAAACTTGGATCTTCATTATCTCCATCTCTAGATTTTTTACCAAAATTTGGAGCAATTAAATTTACATTAAAGCCAGAAGTCAATTGAAAATTGCCTGGCATTACAAGACGAACTCTTTTTGTCATTAAATTTTTAATGATAGATGTTCTCTGTGAAAGATAATTTTCAATATTGTCTTCTTTTGAAATTGATGTTGGATCTTTTTTCTTAATGTATTCACTTAATTGTCTTGCAGCACCAAAACTAGCAACTGTTTTGTTGGCATCGTAAGTTTCTGTGTTGTTTACACCATCTCTATTTTTTATCTGTGAGAAATTTGGATTTTTATTACCATGTTTCATATTAAGATAGTGATCACCGTAACTGATATTTTTTGAAGCAATTGTTCTTGTCATTGGATCAAAACCAATAAATTTACCTGCGTTTACACCAGATCGAGTTTTTTCAACTTCATTGGCTTGTGAAATAACTTCTAAAGATCGTGCAGAACTAATCTCATCAATTGAGTTTTTGCCTTCTTGATTTTTTGGTTCAAATCTAACATCTAGTATATCTGGTTGCGAAAGCAAAACTGATAGAGAAGCAAAGTTATAACCAACTAAATTTTGATAAAACATAAAATTTGGTGAATCTTGTGAATCAACCGATCTCTTTGCAATCCAATCAATGGCATCTAATGGTCTTAAATTTGGTATTACAATTTTTCGAAGACCTGATGTTGGATTAATAATACCGGTTAAATTATTTGATGGTA